ATGAACCTTCAGGACTTTGGCTGAGTGGATTTCTCCCTTGTCGTCAAAGCTCAGAACGCTTGAGCCAACAACGATCTCATCAATGCGGATCTGCCCGCCAGGGACAGCAACAAGCGTCTCAGCAGTAAAACAACCGCCGCCGCCGCCGCCAGCACCAATAATTCGTTTAGTCATCAGTGTCTAAGCCAGACGAAAGGACAGCAGAGCCAACAAACAAACGCCCGTAAGCGATTGGAACGGGCAAGCCCTGTTTGCTGGTGTTGACCACCCCACTGAAGCTAAAAGACTCAAGCTTGGCAGCTTCCTTGCCGCGACTTAAAGGCGAAATCGCAGGTGCAGGCGAGATCATTTGCGCGACACCGCCAAGAATCAAGCTGGCACCAATCGCACCAATTGCAGTCGAAGCAGCTCCTGTCAAAAACCCAACACCGACAGCTCCGCCGCCACCGATGCCAGCGCCAAGCCCTAAGAACCCTCCTCCTAATGGCCCTAGAACAATCGCAGCAGCAACCAATCCAACGCCCGCCAGTATCTGCCCGGTGCCTCGTCCCGCACCAGCCAGCACAGGCGCAATCCTGAATACTTCACGCTCGCTCCAAGGCAGAAACAATCCGGTCACGTCATCGTTATGGATAACGTCTTGGCCAACGGTCACCCGATAAGCCATGCCGTCCTTTTCTTGATCCAGCATCCACTTCTGTAAACCTGGAAAGTTTGCAAACAGCGCCTTCAATGCCTGCTGCGGCGTATCAGCTACAAACTCAAACCGGCCTTGGCCTAAAAATTCACGCAGCTGGCCGTAAACCTTGACGACTTTCATGCCGTAGCGCCTTCGCCGTGTTCTTCAGATAATAACCGCCGTACACATCCCGGCTAGACAAACGCCCTTGGATATGGTGCAACACCAATTGCTCTCCAAGGTAGATAGCAGCATGGTTTGGGACGGGAGATGAAAGCTGCATCAACACAGCATCGCCCCGTTCCAGTTCCCCTATCGGGATCTCGTGGAACCCTTCTTTCATGAAGTTGTCGAGATACATGTTCTCGCCATGCTCCCACCACTGATCACGCCGTTCATAGTTATGGAGATCCAGGCCCCACTCACGCTTGTACCAATCGCGGCAGAGTGAATAACAATCAACTAGGCCATGCACAAACTCACGCCCTACATAAGGCAACTCAAACCCTTCTGGCTCGCAATATCCCCACAGCTCTGTGTTTGGGTTGACGACGTACCAAGGCAGCCCGCTGTTTTCGCACGCCACACGGTCAGCCGGTGATGGTGCGTGGTTTGTAACTGGGTGGCTATGCACGACGGCAATAATTTCACCACTGTCTTCAGTCTCCGCATACTCCGCAGAATCCAACACAAAGTGCTCGTCTGGCGTCTCTGCCAAGTTGGTGCAAGGGAAATAACGACGCCTGCCTTTGACAACCGCCACTAAACCGCAAGACTCTTTGGGCGCTTCCTGTTTTGCATGCTCTAGCGCAGCTTTTTTGATTGACGGCGGCAGCGTCATTGGGTCAAGCCAGCACCAGGGAACGATCCAAAAGGCAACTCAGCCGAAGCGCCGAACCGTGCCTTGCAGCTGCTAAGACGCTTGCCACAACGGTCGTCTGCACGAGCGGTCTGACTATTGTCATTAACATCAAAGAAGTCAGTGCCTGAATAACTGCACTCTGTGCTGCGGTACTCCCACTGACAGATGTTTGCGACGATTTGCCTCTTGGGAACAACCGTTCCAGCCATATCAAATTTGCTCGCCAACTCAAAGCTCACAGCATCACGATTTTCAGATGCCTTGCGGTCTACATACCAAATCTCTTCCGGGAAACTTGCATAAGGATCCGCAGCAGTCTCGCCATCCAAGAATTTTTTCAGCGTGCGGATACGCTTGACCTCTGCGCCCGTAAGGTCATTCCCTGGCGTGACAAGGTTTACATCTAAAAGCAGCGCCGTAATATCACTGTTTAAGTTGGCGACCGTTAAAGTCGGGCGCGGCAAGCTGCCAGTGCTGGTGTACTCAAACCCTTCTGCTTTGACAGGCAGTCTGAAATAGGTGTTGCTGTTCCAAGTGATGTTGCCGTCAACATCTGCATTTGCTCCGCTGTGCCAACGCACGACTGTCGTTGCGCCGTGCAAGTCATTGTCAAGATGCAGCTCAAACAGTTCGATGATTGCGCTTGGAGCAAGCTTGGCTAACTCCTCATGGATTGAGCTAATCGCCGTCCATGTGACCGTGTTATCAACGACAGTGCTGCCAATGTCTGTAGGCCACTCCGGCTCTGAACTGGCAGACGTTCCAGCGGTTGTGCAGCGGAAGACCAGGCCGCTAGGTTGCAGCGCCGTGGCGCGTCGAACGTCACCAATGGAAAAAGCAGTGCTAGCAGCCCATGCAGTAAATGCCATTACGGTTCAAAGACTTCCCTAAATGTTGCCTGAATCGTGGCACGGTTCAAGTACGGAATTGACTTGCTCCACTCTTCACAAACAAACTTAGAGCTGCTGCCCTCACCCGGTGGTGTGAAATCAAACGCTTCATTGTCCGCAGCTCTAGCGTCCAAGAACGTTTCGATGGTGTCTGAGTCGGTTTCTGACACGTTAAAAGTCAAGCTGTATGACTTTGGATTTTGATTGAGGCCAAAGCTCAAACGTTGCTCATAACCATCACCAAAACGCACAGTCCGTACTGATGGTGCGCTTGTTTTTTGCAGCCCGTAAGCAGGATTGATTGAAGGGAAGGTTGCCATTATGCAAGTAAGCCTCCAGGGCGTTTCTGTTTGATCAGCTCTGCCTGAACAGCAGCGCCAAGCATCTTGCCGAGTTGTCCTGCTTGTTCAGAGTCGCCTTCAACACTAGAGCCAGAGGCATCGACGTTCACAGTTACGTTAGCGCTGCCCATTGCGCTGTTCGGAACAATGTTGCCTTGAGCGCCTGGAACGAACAGCTCAGGCCCACGCTCTCCGACCAAATAAGGCTGGTTGCCAGAAACCGAACCACCAAGCGCCCTAGTCCCATACCCACTAAATGGTCCGGCTACAAAATTAAGCGGGTTAAAACCGCCACCCATAAAGGAAGTGTCAGTGCCTGAGCTAGCTGCTGGAACGCCCGCAAACATGCGAGCGATTCCCAGCGCGATGTATTGAGCAATCATCTGCTGCGCTGTCTGCATCAGCATCTTTGCAATGCTGTTCAAGAAATCAGCAAAGGCTTGCTCTGCTGTTTTCGTTCCATCGACAACAGCAACCATTCCATCGAGCAGGCCGCTGGTAAATGCGTCTGCAAATGGCTTGGCCGCTTCGAGCGCTTGGTTAAACCTAAGTTGAGCCTGCTCGGCTTGGTCTAAAAGATCTAAACGCCCTTGGAGTGAAACATTGTATGCCTCTTGCTCGGTTCTTTCGCGAACCAGCTTGTTATATTCCTCGTCTGTACTAGTCGGGTCTAATTCAAGTATTTTGTCATTTATCACGGCCAATTTTTGGCGGGCTTCAATAAGCGCGTCTTCTCGGCGTATTCGCTGGTCTAAAGCAAGTAATTGCTCTTCAGAACCTGGACCTTTGCCAATGCTTATACTTTCAATCTGTCTATCGATGCTCGTTAGCCCTGACTGACGCTCTATCGCTTTTTCAATTTTAAGCCGCCTCTCAGATACACGTAAAGCAAATAATTCTCTTTCTAATATCCTGTCTTTTGTATCAGCCTGCCTAACCAATATATGTTCTTTTACTAAAAGCAATTTATTGTCTTCTGTCGTCAAGCGCAGCTGATCAATTTTTAAGTCTAATATTCCTTGTATACTTGCTCTTTCAGACCTAATAGCCAACTCTCTGTCAGAAAAAGTTTTAACAAATTGAAGGTCAGCTTCCAAACTTTGCACTTGTGCGCCTTTAAGTGCCGCTTCGCCCTGCCTTAGCTTTTTCAATTCTTGTTGACGCTTGCGGAACGCTGCGTCGGCCTCGCGTTTAGCTTTTGCAGCAGCGCGTTCTGCCTCCCTAGCAGAGCGTTCGTCGGCGGCAGCTGTGCGCTCTGCTAAATCTGCTGCTTCTCTCCTAGCCCGTAATTCAATTTCTCTTTGTTTATTTTCTCCAATTTTTCCATCCAAGCTATCGTCTTGAATTTGGCGCGTAATTTCTCCTAAATCGTTGGCTTTTCTTAGATCAATTAACTCTTGCTCTGCAGCAAACGCAGCTTCTTGATTTTTAAGTTTTTTTGCTTCAGCTAGCTCTAACTGAACCCGCGCCACCTCAACGGCTTCGCCCGATGTAGCTCTTTCTACCGCAGTTTCTAGACTTACCTCAGGTACGCCCTCTAAAGGGTCTCGTGTATTTAGGAATAAAGCTTCTTGGAAAAGCGATGCAATAGAAACCCCAAGTATTGTGAAAAATTTAGTTACTTGGTTGCCTAGAGCATTTAAGTCCTGGCCAGCTAAAACTGCAGCTTTAGCCAAATCATCGCCTATTTCATCGCTTAATTTCTGAAACGCTGCATCTGCTGCCAGTGACGCTTGCCCTGACTCTTCTAGGTTTTGGATTCTTCTAGCTGTCTCCGAATCCAAGTCCCCTAAAAGCGTTTCTAACGCTTCAGTTGATCCACCCGTGCCGTCTAGCGCTCCGGCTAGCCCCACTAACTTGCTAGCAAATTGGTCAACCTGCTGACCGATAGCGCTGCCAAAAATTTGGCCACCAAAGCCGCCTCCGCTGCCTAACAAGCCGCCAGCAATTGAGCCCGCTCCACCGCCAAATAACAGCGGGAAGCCTGCGCCAAGAAGTGCGCTTTGAGCCCCGCTCGACCTAAACGCGCCACCTCTGCGCGGTCTTTGAGGCCCTATTGGCTGGCCATACTGCGAAGCCATACCAAAACGGCCTCTACCCATCCCTCCGCCTGGCAGTTGATTTGTTCTTTGGCGACCACCAATCCCTAGATCTAGCTGACGCTTTTCTTCTTGCGTTTGCTTTTCTAAAAACCTAACGCCTCTAGCCCTTTGGCCATTTAAACGAGTTTCAATTTCAAGATTTCGCTGATTTAATCTAACGCTGTCATCTAAAAGCTTTAAACCTCTTTGCTGGAAAGCGGGCAATGCTTTTTGGCCGCCACCAAACGGGCGTCCAGAGGCAGGAGCCCCTGGAGCCCCTGCTCCCATATAAGCCTGCATGGCGCGTTCTTGAGCCATGCGCTGATTGAACTTTCTAAATTCAGCAGCGCCAGAAGCGTTAGGCCCTATAGGCGACCCATACTGCCCTAACCCCTTTAATCGTTCGTTTTGGAGTTGCCTTTCTAAGCGCAACTCTCTTATCTTTTCAGCAGTTTTTTGCCTTGCAATTCTATTAGCCTCTTGCCCAAACGTTTGCTCTGCTCTTGCACGTTTTTGTACTATTTCAAAAAGCCTTTGCTCTGACGCTTCAAGTCGTTTGTTTTCAGCTAAAGTTTTTTTCTTAAATTCGGCAAATTGTTTTTCAGCTGTAAGTTTATTGCGTAAATAATTTGCAGAAGATGCCCCTGCACTAAGCTGTTCTATCTTTTTTTGAAGTTTTTCAGTCTCTTTTAATTTATCATTTAGCTGTTTTAGCGCAGCAGTACCGCCAATTTTTAAAAGAATATCTACGTTGTAGTTAGCCACAGCGAAACACGTAGAGCCTTGCGCTCCAGTCTACCGCCCACCCATCGTTCGCGCTCCTTTGCCTGCCTTAGCGTTCTGGATCGCCTTCTCCTGCTGCTCGTTATGCAACTCGAAGTAAGCAGCCCAGCCGACCAGCTCTTCTTGCGTTAAATCACGCGAAAGCTGAGCAACCGTCATGCCCAGCTCCTTTGCCAAGAAGAAAATAAAATACCAGTCGTTACTTGCTTTTGAGGTCTGCTTTCGCTTCCTCCACTTTGTGCTCCGTTCCAGAGTTCAGCATGGCAAGCTGAATCTCTTGAAGGACAGAAGCAGCTACGGTCCTCTTAAGAGCAGCTACTTCGCCGTCCTGGAACATACGGCGACCATCTTCATC